TTCTTAATGTGGGGTTGCCTTAAAGCAATACAATTCCCTGTAAATAGAAACATAATAACAATGTGTTCTTATTTTGCAGCTGGAATGGACACAAGAGCAACGTATTCTTATGCAGACCCATTTAGACAAACATATTTACCATATAGAACATTTATGGATGATAGTGAAAACTTTATGAATGCACTTGATATTTTAAGCAATATTGCTAAATCATTTGGTTGTAGGGTTTTTCAAGCTAAAGGTAAATGGTGGATTGTTTCTATAAATGAATTTGCATCTATCAATTCATATTATACCGAATATAATTCAGTATTAGTAAGTATTAACAATGGAGATGGCAACCAAATAAATACATCAAGTCAAATACAAGGATTTATAAGTAATACATCAGGTTTATATTTTATTGATAATAGCCAATTTAAATTACTGAAAAAAGGATTTAATAAAGTACAATCAGAAGGGAATGTTGAAATGGCAACCAATTATATGGCTAATTGGACATTGAAACAAACAACAAGTGGGAATGCAGATTATTGGACAACGGCAACAGGAGTTAATTCATCTATTGCTTTAGTTAATGACCCTGAAAGTGTATATGATACTTTTGAAATGAGTTATACAGGAACAAACCCAGCTTCATTTGTAAGTATTCAAAGTAATTATATGCCACAAGCTGCACACGGAGATTGCTTAAATTTAGCAATGACTTTGCAATGTGGTATTACAACAGGTGTTGTGGGTTTAGTTGATATTACATTGACTAATGGTAGTGTTACTTGGTATTTAGCAACCGATGGTACTTGGCAAACAAGTTCAACATCATATGTAGTTTACAATCCAACAACAGGAAGTGTTGCTCAACCATTTGTTGTAAATATTAAAACAAATGCTTTTCCTATAGATGGACAATTGTCTTTTAAATATAGACTTCAATATGGTCCTATATCTTTTTTAAGCATAGGAAACTTTCAATTACAATTAAAGTCAACAGTTGCAAGATATCGTTATAAAAACTATATTAACGATTCAAAACAATATGTTAAATCAATCAATTTGCCTTATGGATTCTTTGGTGGCGATATTGGAGTTCCATTATATCCATCACAAAAAGGGGTTCTTTTATTGGCAACAGGTTACCAAGCCGATATGTGGAGAAGATATGGTATAGATACAGTCAATTACTTTGGTACTTTACAAGAATTGGTTGTTAAACAATATATTAATGTTTTTGGCAAAAATATTATAAACGTGGATTGCACATTAAGTAGTTTTTATACTACAAATAATAATTATCCATTGTTAGATGCTTCAAAGTTGATTTTTGCAACCGATACTGACCCAGCTGCAATAAATATTAGTGCTGATTCTTATATGTTAGGAAATTGTACTATTGATTATGCAAAGGATGAAACACAAGCGACTTTACTTCAAATATCTAATACAAATATAGAAAGCACAAAAGAGACAAAGTATTTTTATCAATCAAGTAGTTTTTAAATATTAAATTTGTATTATGGCAACCGCAGTTACAGGTAAAAATATAATGCTCTATTATCACGAGCCACCTTCAGAAACTTACCCAACAGGTAGGGATATTCCTTTTTCGTGTTCTACAAATTGCACTTTTAGTGTAAATGTGGACCAAAAGGAAGTTACAAGTCAGACATCGGCTTGGTATCGTGAATATAAAAACGACATAGCAACGTGGACAGTTACTTGTGATGGATTGATAACTTTAACAGGTTATGGATATCTTTTTTTACTTCAACAACAACAAAATAGAACTACAATTTTAGTAAAATTTGTTATTGATAATGGAGTTGATGGTTTAGTGATTATTAGTGGAAATTGTAATTTAACAAGTTTGCAATTAAATGCACCATTAAAGGATATAGGCACTTATTCGGTGTCTTTGCAAGGTACAGGAGCATACGGAACTTCAGGAACGACAATTAACCCAAGTGGTGTTGTAATTGCTGGAGGTGCTACAATTATGAAACAATTTACCGCAGCAGGTGGCGAAACAAGTAAAACTTATACCGATTTAATTGGTAATACTTGTCTTTATGTTTCTCGTGGTGGTGTTGATGTAAGAGAAATCTTAACAACAGGTACTCCTGTGGCAGACCAAGTTAAGTGGGATAGTACAACAGGTATTTTAACATTTGGCAGAGCATTGGAATCGGATGAATTTATTAGAGGACTTTTTAACTAATTATAATGAGCAATCAATTACAAATAACAGGCGGAGCGAAAGTAAGGGCATTAGAAGGTGTAATAACAGGAACGGCAGGGATTTTGGGTTCAGTTCCTTTAGGTGCAGCCAATGGTGTAGCAACCCTCGATAGTGGTGGTAAAGTGCCTGTATCTCAATTACCTTCATCGGTAGTAACTTATTTAGGTACTTGGAATGCTGCTACGAATACACCGACATTAACGAATGGAACAGGAGATGCTGGGGATTTATATTTATGTAATGTTGCTGGAACTGTGAACTTTGGTGCTGGTCCTATTACTTTTGCGGTAGGGGATTGGGTGTTATACGGAAGTGGAACTTGGCAGAAATCTAACGGACAAAATGGAACAGTTACTTCGGTAGGTGCTTCAATTACAGGAGGTGCAATCGGAATCACAGGTTCGCCAATTACAACGGCAGGAACTTTAGCTTTTACCTTTGCAGGTACTTCAAGTCAATATGTGAATGGTGCAGGTAACTTAACTACATTTCCTTCTTTGACTGGATATGTGCCTTATACAGGTGCTACAAATGATTTAAATTTAGGTACGCATAATTTATATGCTAATAACATTTTTGATGGTTTTACTAATGTAGCAGCTTCAGGAAGTCAAATTGTTTTAACAATCGCTTCAACTCCTTCTTATACTATAACAGGTTCAGGAGGACAAACAATTAAATTACCAGATGCAACAACTTTGCCTAATGGTGCGATATTTTCTTTTAACAATAACCAAAGTAGTGGTGCAATAACTATAAATAATAACTCTAATACTTTAGTAGTTTCAGTTCCTTCAGGTGGATTTGCAGAAGTAGTTTTATTAGATAATTCTATTGCAGCAGGTTCTTGGGATAGGCATTTTAAAGCACCTTCAAATGTAAGTTGGTCAACTAATACTTTAGATTATGCAGGTTCAATAACAAGTGCAATTTGGAATGGTAATGTAGTGGCAATAAATAGAGGTGGTACAGGTTCATCAACTCAAAACTTTGTTGATTTAACTACAACTCAAACAATAGGAGGAGCAAAGACATTTACTTCTGCTTTGACTGCAAGTAGTTTAATAAAATCAGGAGGTACTTCTAGTCAGTTCTTAAAGGCTGACGGAAGCGTTGATTCAAGTTCTTATATTACTTTAACTTCTTTAAGTTTTGCTGCTGGTTCAGGTGCTTATAATAACACGACAGGTGTAATAACAATACCAACTAACAATAATCAAATTACTAATGGTGCTGCTTACATTACTTTAGGTTCTTTAAGTGCAACAAGTCCTATTTTTTACAATAGTACAACAGGAGTAATAAGCTCACAAGCGGCAAGTGCAACATTAGCTGGATATGTAACAACAGGAAGTCAAACAATAGCAGGAGATAAAGCATTTACAGGAATAAATTCTTTTGATTATGGTATTAATTATAAAACAGGTGCTTCTTTAGCTAATGTTAGTGGGTATATCTCTCAAGCATATGCTACAAGTGGTACAGGAGCAGGTTCTACTTTATCATTAAAAATTGCAGATGGTAATTCAGTAAAAGCTATTAATTTAGATTTTGTTGGCTCTCCTGCAACTTATACTTATACATTTCCGGCTACAAGTGGTACAATAGCTTTAGTAGGTGGTTCAGGTGTTGGAACTGTTACTTCGGTAGCAGCTTTAACTTTAGGCACAACAGGAACGGATTTAAGTTCAAGTGTTGCAAATAGTACAACAACTCCTGTAATTACTTTAAATGTTCCTACTGCAAGTGCTACTAATAGAGGTGCATTAAGCTCTGCTGATTGGTCAACATTTAACGGCAAAGAAAGTGCTTTAACATTTTCTAGCCCTTTAGTTAGAACTACAAATACAATATCTATTCCTGCTGCGACTACCTCTGTTAGTGGTTATTTGACATCTACTGATTGGACTACATTTAACAATAAGCAAAATGCTTTAACTAACCCAGTAACAGGAACAGGAGCAAACAATAGATTAGCGTATTGGAATGGAACATCTACTCAAACAAGCTCAGGAAATTTAACTTGGGATAATACTTATTCAGCTTTATATTCTCCAGTATTTTATTCTTTAAATGCTTCAGGAGCAGCTTTTAACCTATCAAGCAATACTGATAATGTAGGTAAAATACAAAACGTAACTACTACAAGTTGGTCTTTAGCTTATGGTACAGGTAATTTAGCATTCCCATTAGGTACTTCTGTTTTAACTTGGGATACTACTAATAAAGTAACATTTGCAGGAACTTTAAGCAACGGAACTTATACTTATACCTTACCGAGTGCAACAGGTACTTTGGCTTTGACAAGTCAGTTAGGTTCTTACCTTCCATTAACAGGAGGTACTTTAACAGGTCAACTTTATATTAACCCTACTAATACTGCTACTGTTGGATTAGATGTTGCAAGTGATACAATAAGATTTAGAAGTGATAATCTAGAAGGATTTAAAAGGCAATTAACTATTGGATTAAGTAGTGGTACTGTTATCAATATGATTGCTCAAGGATATGGTGCTAACTATGGCACTGATTTAGCTTTTTATACTGCGACTACAAGTGGAGTAAATGGTACTCCAGCAATGTATATTACAGGAACTAATAATAGAATAGGTGTAAAAACAGGAACTCCAGCTTATGATTTAGATGTTAGTGGAACTTTTGGAGTAAGTGGTGCTGCATCATTTACAGGTAGTTTAACTTCAACTAGAGGAAATAATACTTCATTAGATTTAAGAAGTGGTAATGCAGGTCAATACACAATATTTGGATTAGGTAGAACAGCTCAAGACTTAGCAATAGCATCTTCAGCTGGAAGTGGGCAATTCTTTGTAGGTTCAGTTGCAGGAGATGCTTGGATTGGTGCAACAAATGGAACTATTGGACTTGGTAATGATACAAGTGGTATTGCAACAATGGTTATAAAAGATGCAAGAGTATCAATTGGCTCAACTAGTTTTGGAGCAGCTACCATTAAATTAATGGCATATCAAACAACAGACCAGCACGTAATTTATGGTTATGCAACAACAGGTTCAGCTA